CTCGCTTCGCACCCGCATCTGAACCACCTGGGAGGGACCCAAAACCGCATCACCCACGGTTGAACCTCTGCAGGTAGAACGCTGCCTCGCGCTCGAAGATCTCGGGCAGCTTGGCGTTGATGGCAGCCAGCACCACCTCGTTGATGCGCCGGGTGTTGAACATCTGCGCCACGTCGATGGTGCGCACGGCCTCGATGGGCAGGCGCTTCTTCCCCACGCGCTTGAACACCGTCCGGCCCTTGTTGCCGATGAACGCACCCGGCAGGGGCTTAGTGCTGCCTCGCTTGACCTTGACCCGCAGCACCTGCAGCGTGCCGTCCTTGGCACGCTTGCGGGCCTGGGCCAGGGTGACCGACTTCTCGACGAAGGCAATGATGTTGGCCGAGCGTTTGCTGCCCTTGCCACCGATCAGTGATGCCGAGATCTCCAGGCGTCCGCCACCGAACGCACGGCGCACGCTCAGGCGCTCACGCACATAGCGCGCCGAGACGTTGAACTCGGACGTGATCTCGCGCTGCATGCGGGTGCGTGCCTGGTCCAGCATGCTGTTCATGGCACGGGCCAATGCTTGCCGGCCGATGTCCTCGCGCATGGTGGCCATGGCCGTGGTGACCGTGGGGAAGTTGGTGCTGATGGTCAGCTTCATGCCTTGCTCCCGAACGTACGCACAACGCCATCAGGGCAGCGCTCCTCGACCCAGAAGCCGCCCTTGCCTTGCATGGCCTTCTTGATCGTGGCGTCGGCATGCTCACGGCCCACCAGATCGCGGAACCAGTCCACCAGTTCCGCAGTGACCGGCATCAGTTCGCGGCGGCTGCTTGGCTGCTTTTCTGGACTACCGGGACATTCAGCGGGACATTCAAACCGGGACAAACGGGACATGGTGGGGGGGAGGACACCCCTTCGGGGTGTCCCCCCGCCGTGTCCCCCGCCGATTTGTCCCGTCCCTTGTCCCCCTGATCGGGACATTTCTTCATGATTGCGGGACATTTCTAGGCGCCCTTTCTCAGGTCGATCACGACATCGCCGGCCAGGTCAATGAACCCCTGATCGACGGCCCACTGTTTCGCCCGGAAGAAGGCTTTCTTCTTGGCCTCTGCATCGACGCCTTCGAGCAGTTCGTAGAACGCCTTGCGCAGGCTGCTGATGGGCATGCCGTTGGTGATGAGCGCCATGAAGCTGCTGTTGCGCCCGCCACGGCCTGCGGCCTGCTCTGCGGCGCGAGCCGTCTCCACCTCGTCGGATGTGCTCAGGTGGCGGGCCACCAGCGATGTCAGCTTGTCGCCGTCCTCGTCCAGGCCGAGATCCGTCACGGTCATGCTGAAGCTGGCATCGCTGAACAGCTCGCCGTCCTTCTGCTTGACGCAGGACATCGTGGCGAGCATTTCCTTCTCGTCGCGGAACACGCCCAGCAGGAAGTCCAGGTTCGCCCGGATGGCACTCGAGCCGCGCGGCCGCTCCGTCGCGGCGTGGCCGGTGTGATGCACCAGCAGGACGGCGCACTGCCAGAGCTGGCGGAAGCGCAGGCCGATCTCGCGCAGATACGCGGCCATCTCGTTGGCGCTGTTTTCCTCGCCCGAGTAGGTCTGGGACAGCGTGTCCACGATCACCATGCCGGGCGTCACGCCCACGGCCTGGGCGGCATCGACCACGCGCCAGGCGTCCACCGTCAGGTCGATGGCGGCGGGCACCACGTACAGGGGCACGTCCTTCCAGTCCAGCCGGCGGGCCTTGTGCCAGGCGTTGATGCGGCTCCACAGGCCGGCACCGCCCTCGGCGGCGATGTACAGCACCGGGGCCTGCTTGGTGATGCGGCCCATCCACGGCAGGCCGTGCGCAACGTGCAGCGCAGCGTCCAGGGCGATGAAGCTCTTGAACGTGCCCGAGCCGCCGAACAGCATGCCCACGCTGGCCGCTGGAATGATGTGCTTGACCGACCAGCGCACCTGCTCAGCAGCTGCACGCAAAGCATCGAGGCGCATCAGCGGCACGCGGTCGCCGACGCCGTTCTGCAGCTTCTCGGCGCGAGCCATGACACCCGCGATGCGCTCCATGCGGTCGGACAGCTTGGCCTTGCTGTCCCAGCAGATCTTCAGCGCTTCGTCGCACCCTGCAATGAGGGCGCGCTCGGCGAACTTCTCGGCGACGATCTCAGCGTAGCGGCGAGCGTTCCTGGCGTTGGGCACGCAGAGTTCGAGCGCATGCAGATAGGCGATGCCGCCGATCTCGTCGCCCAGGCCCGACACCTGCAGCCGCTCGAACACCGTGACGGCATCAGCCGGCTGGCCGGCACGCAGCAGGCGCTGGATGGCGTCGAAGATCAGGCGGTTCGGGTGGAAGTAGAAGGACTGCGCATCGAGCAGATCACCGACAACGGCCAGCGCCGTGTTGTCCTGCAGCAGCGAGCCCAGCACGCTCTGCTCGGCCTCGTTGGAGGATGGAGGCTGGCGCTCCTCCCATTCGTCTCGAACAGGTGCAGCCATCAGCATGCAGGCCCCACACCGGGACAAATGTCGCGCGAGCGGTTGCGGCGCCTCAAGAAGCGCCTCCGGTGGCCTTCTGCAGGCAATCAAAGCATCGACGGCGCACGCCCACACCGCGACTGCCGCCGCCGGGCTTCGGGACGCCGCAACCCATGCAGCCGAACGTCATGTTCTGGCCTGGGTCCTGTCGCTTGGGGGCCTGAAACGGCACGCCCGGATTCGGGAACGGTGAGGCGGCTTTCACTTGCCACCCTTCAGCGCAGCCAGCAGCGGCGCGAGATCGGCCAGCAGCCGCGTGGCCTCGCTCAGCGCGTGGGAGCGCTTGGCGTCATCGCTCTGCAGGTACTTCGCCGCCAGATACTCCACGGGCGTGGTGTCGCCCGTGCCCTGGACGTAGTGCTCGAGGTCTTCGATGGTGAAGCGGCGGGGGTCGTCGGGGTTCCCTGACAGCTTGCGGCTCAGCTCAGACGCCGACAGATCCATGTCACCCGCGATGGACTTCAAGGGCTTGGCAGCGGCGTACACCCGGGCGCGCAGGCAGTCCAGCAGCGTGGGATGGCGCTCGACCAGGCCGGGCTCCAGATCCAGGGTCAACTGAGACTTTTGGCTTAGCGCATGTAGTGTCATCACGTGTTTCCGGTAGTTGCCAGTACGCAGCGAGGCGAGCGCAAGACACTGGCTGCCATGGACAGCCGATCAGCAGGAAAGAGAAATGCACCCCGAACCAGACGGCCCGGGGTGCGAACTCACGCAGATGCCGTGAGAGGAGGGAGAAAACTCAAGCAGCACGCTGCGCCTCGGCTGTGGCTGCGACATCAGGCGCGCCGGGCTGGCCGATCAGCTCGGGCCAGATCAGGTGCCAGTCGTCGGGGCGCAAGTCCCACCGAACCACGGCACCGCTGGTAGCTCGCTCGATGCAAACGCAAAGTTCAGGGCTCGGCTCGCGGTTGTTCTGTCGAGCGGCCAACTGAGACAGGTAAACCGCTGAAATGCCAAGCCGCGCCGACACTTCGGCCCGACCGCCACGGGGCAGTTCGTCCAGGTACTTTCGGAGATCCACAGCTATGCAACTTGCGCAGTCATTACCGGAGCATATTGCATCGGTCGCACATATGCAACCCGCATACAGTTCCGAGGTGGCAAATCGACGCAACTACCGCATCAACAGACAGCTGCGGCTGATCGAGCTTGTGGCGGCCGCTGGCGGCCCCACCAAGCTCATGGAGCGCACTGGCGTCACCGACACGCACATCATTGCCTGCGTGAAGGGTCGCCGCGATGTTGGCGATGAGATGGCCGCAGCGCTCGAAGCCGGCATGGACAAACCAGACGACTGGATGGACACGCCACCCTCCCCATTACAGGGGGGCGACGCTGAGCAGGCTCACCTAATGAGCCTGGCTCCCGTAGTCTTGCCTCCTGAACTTTCATGGGAGGCAACAATGAAGTCCGATCGGCTACCGCCGCAGTTCCGGGTAGCAATGCCTGATGAAGCGCTAGACGGCTTGCCTGCCGGCACGATCTTATTGTTCTCCTGCGAAGAAAAGCCAACCATTGGAGCTGGCGTCCTTGTGGAGGACGCGACCGGCCGGCGCTACGTCAGGCGTTACGCCGAGGGCACAGGAGGGCGTTGGCTTGCGCAAGCCACGCGAAGCGCCTACCTCACGCTGGACAGCGAGCGTGATGGGCTGAAACTGCTGGCCGTGATGACGGGGCGAATGTCTGGCACCGTTTAAGGAAAGCCCATGGAGATCGTTTTTGGGTGGCTCATCCTGTCAATCCTGGGCGGGGCTATTGCCTCATCCAAAGGCCGCAGCGGGATAGGCTTCTTCTTTCTATCGGTGTTCCTGACGCCACTGGTCGGCATCCTGGCCGCAGCCTTCATGCCGTCACTCAAGCCGGCCGCCGGAGTGGACACGCGGGAGCGTGTGCCTTGCTTCAAGTGCGCCGAGCTGGTGCTGCCCGAGGCTGTGGTGTGCAAGCACTGCGGCGCTGATCTGGCGGCGTTGCGCGCAGAAGCGCAGCAGCAAGCTCAGGCTGCATACGACGCTCGTATGGCACCACAGCGTGAAAAAGCCGCCCTGCGTGCACAGAAAGCGCAAGCGGTCGGCCGATCCTTGGGCGGCTTCTTTACGGGCAAAAAGTGACCGTGAACTAAATCAACGGCTGGGCCTTGTTGCCACGCGAGCCTCGCGCCTTTGCCTGCAGGTACTCCGCCAGGTCTTTACGCGGATACAGCACCACGTTCCCAAAGCGAATGAAAGCCGGCCCCAGGCCGCGCTTGCGCCAAGCCTCTGCGGTCGCTGGCGCAATCTTGCCCAGCCGGCAAAGTTCCATCTCTGTAATGAAACCAAGCGATTGAGCCAGGTCAGCGGGATCGGCTGATGGGGCACTTGTAGCGTGAGGGTGTTCCATTTGGGTTCCAGACTGGATGTGATGAGCCTATTGCAGCGGCTGATCCGGCATTCCCGGAAATCTCAGGAAATGCTGACCAACTGGCGCGCATGGGCTTTTATGAACTGCCCAATGGCACGCTTAGTGGGCGCTGCCCGTCTGCACTGTTCGTTTCGACACCCCTAGCTCCGAACTACCGGCGCCCCAGCAAGCTATGCAGATTGCTTTACTTTATGCGATGCATGGTGCATAGTCCAGCCACGCCCTGATCGAACCCCGCAATTTGCGGCTCAGGGCATGGAGGCGACAGTGCAGACACAACCGACAGCAGCCGCCCTGGCTGCCGAGCTGCTGAGCCAGCAGCCACCCGCCGCTGCGGCCTACAACCGGCGCATGCTCGACCCCTGCTTTGACGGCACGGGCGCGCTCACCATCACCCACGCCGACCTGGCCGACGCCGTGCGCCGCACGCTGCACTGCGCCGCGCCTGCGATCACGCAGGGCGTGTGGAACATCCTGCGCAGCGAGGCCCAGCGCCGCGCCGATGAGGCCGCACGATGAGCCGCGCCATCACCCTCATCCTGGCCGTGCTGCTGACCGCGTGCGGCGGTGGTGGCGACGACGACATGGTGCCGACTCCTGGAGTCGATTGCGTGGCCCGCCCGGAGTTGTGCGTATGAGCGCGCACATCCCGGAGTTCCGCCGTGCCGCTGCTGGCCGCACGCACGCGCAGACCTGGCAGCCCGAGGCGGTGGAGATTACCCGCCGGCACTGGCTGCGCGAGGTTCCGACGTACGCCGGCCTGGTTGCGTTCCTGGGGCTGGTGCTGTTCGGCCTGCCGGCCCTGGCGCACTTCATTGCGAGGGCTGCAGCATGAGCCGCGCCTACTGGACCCGGGCCATGGTTCCCGGCACGCGCGACGAACGCACCCAGGCCATCCTGCCCAGCCCACGCGCCCGCCTGGAGCTGGTGCGCCACTACTCGATGGGCATGCCCGCAGAGCAGCCGCAGCCCGCCGAGTGCTCGACCGAGATCGGTGCAGATGCCGACGACGCCGACCCGCAACTGTCTGCCGCCGTCTGGCGCCTGTATGGGGCCGTGCTGCTGGTGTCTGTGTGCGCCCTGATCGTGGTGGTGCTGGCATGACGCTCCCCACCTACAGCGTGCATCACGCCGTGGCCCAGGACGGCCTGCCGGTGTGGATCGTGACCCGCGTGATGCAGGACGGCCACCGCCAGCTCGCCACCGGCGAGTACATGACCCTTAGCGCGGCCATCGCCGCAGCCTACGAACTCAACGACGCGCTGCAGCGCGAGACGACCCAATGAACGACATCACCATTATCGGCCTGACTGGCCGCGCCGGCAGCGGGAAAGACACCGCCGCCAATCACTTGTGCCACAGCTACGGCTTCGTGCGCGCCTCGTTCGCGGAGCCGCTCAAGACCATGCTCGAGGCCATGCTCGAGCACGCCGGCCTGGATCACATCTGGCTGCACGAACCGGGCTTCAAGAATCACCCGATCCCTGAACTGGGCGTATCGGCCCGGCAGCTGATGCAGACCTTGGGCACCGACTGGGGCCGCAACATGGTCAACACTGACCTGTGGGTCACGCTGCTGGATCGGCACCTGGGCATCAGCGCAGGCTCACCGGTGCACGACCGGATCGTCATCACTGACGTGCGCATGCCCAACGAGGCCGCATGGGTCCAGGCCCACGGCGGGAAGCTGCTGCGCCTGGTGCGCGATCACACGACCCCGGTGCGCGCCCACGAAAGCGAACAGTACGCCGACACGCTGCCGGCCGACTGCGCGATCTACAACACCGGGCCGACGACGACCGGGCTGTACAGCATGCTGGACGGTCACATGGCCAGCCTGGGCCTGGATCGCCGTGACTGTCTTTTCCGGGATGGGTACTGACATGCCGCGCGCCCAACGACCCCGTAAGCGCTACGTGCCCCGGGCCGTGCGCACCGACGCCCACCTCCACGCCATCGACCGCGTGGCCACGCTGCTGGACACCCAGCGCCAGGATCTGCTCGGGCCGCTGCTCGAAGGGTTCGAGGCATTCAGGACAGGCCACGGCACGGCCCGCGCCTGGTGCACGCTGGCCGATGCGCTGAACGTGGGCGAAGTGCTCACCGAGCTGCAGATCGGCAGCAACCTGCGCGCCCACTTCGCCATGGCCCAGGCCGCGCTGGCAGCGGTGCACGCACGCCAAAAGGCCGGCGGAAGCTGGACCCTGCGCGGCCCCGAGATCGCGGTGCTGGATGACGCGGTATGGGCTGCCAAGGTGCAGTTGGAGTACTGCAGCCAGGGCGAACTGGCCGACGCCGTGACCACGGTCAAGC